CGGTGGACACCATGGACAACGACGAAGTCCCTGCGGACCAGCGTATCCTCTACGCGACCCCGACCCTGTTGAACTCCCTTGAGGATCTGGACCTGACCAAGTCCCGCCGCATCCTCGACGGCTTCTCCAAGATCGTCAAGGTCCCGAAGACCCGCTTCATCTCTGCCATCGACCTGCTCTCCGGCCGTGCCGATGACAGCTATGCCGGTCACTACGTTCCGGCTTCCGGCGCGAAGTGGCTGAACTCATGATCGTCTATGCACCGGCGGTCATTAAGTTCGACAAGCACGTCGTCTCCCCGCTGATCCCGCCGGACCAGAACCAGAGCGCGGACGCGTATCTGCTGAAGTACCGCAAGTACGGCATCGTTGACGCCTACTGGAACCAGCGGGCGGGCATCTACGTCCACAGCTCCAACACCGCCGCCTCCTTCCCCTCCGCGTAGGTGAGAGATGGCGACCCGTGTGGGAATGCCGATGAAAAAGGAGCCGGTAACCACTCCGGCTCCTGCCGAAACGATCCTTCCCGAGGTGACCGAAGAGCTTGAAAAAGCCCTGAAGCCCAAGAAGAAGGTCGTCACGAAACGATCAACAAAGGCCCCGAAATGATAAAACTCTGCCGGATCTTCGACCATCAGAACAAGTCCCGCTCCTACCGGGAAGCGCTCGCGAACGCAGGCTATCTCTTTACGGAGCGTGAAAACGTCAAGGGCGTCGCTTTTTATCTGAGCGACGCTGACTGGCGTCCGGACATGATGGCGGAAGCATCCGGCAGATCTGTTCCGGTCTTCCTCTATCCTCACGCGGCGCGTCCCATGGTCATCTATGACGGATGTGTCGAGCCGCAGCCGGTCCGGGCAATGTTCACGCAGGCGCCGGGCGGGAAGGCTCTGATGGAAAAGATCGGGTATCCGTATCCGGTGGAAGTCTCGGGCTGGGCATACTCCGAAGTCCGTCCCTTCCGGGGACGCGATGAGGTCGGTCGGGTGCTTTACGCCCCGATCCATCCCAACGGGAACGGCTGGCTGTCCGGTGTGGACAAAGACCTGAACCGGCGGACCTATGACCGGCTTTATGACAGCTGCAAGCGCCTCGGTGCTCAGCTGTCTGTCCGTTATGTGGGGACGCTTGAGGACTGCGGCCTTGCCGGATGTCCGACCGGGGACTTTGTGGAATGGCATAAGGGCCGGAAGAACAACAGCTCTTACGACATGGAGACCGCAGACGTGGTCGTGAGTCACCAGACGTTCGCTTTTATCGCGGTCGCTCTGGGGATCCCGACGGTGATGATGGGCGAGGACGTACCGCCCCGCTCAGGAAACTCCGAAAAGGGGTTCTGTTTCGTCAAACATTGGGACGACTACAAAGCCGATCTCATGTATCCACTAGACATCCTCGAAGGGGACCCGGTGGACATGATCGGGAAAGCCTGCGCCGGATGCGCTGAAGTCGAGGACTGGAAGTCCCGCCTGATCGGTGAGCCCTTCGACGGGCCCGCCTTTGTTGAAAAGCTGGAGAGCTATCTATGACCTACACAGCAACCGCCTCAGAGATCGCGCGGCTCCGCCGCATGGTCGGAGAACATCCGGCCACATCATCCGAGTATAGCAACGAAGAGCTCGGGGACGTCATTGCCACCCGGGAAGGGGACCTGCACGCGGCCGCTTATGACGTATGGACGTGGAAAGCCTCCGCCGCTGCCGCGCTGTTCGACTGGTCCGCTGACGGGGGCGACTACAAGCAGGGCACGCTCTGCGAGCGCTACAAACAGAACGCCATCGAAGAGTGGCGCCAGTCGGCCATGTGCTGCGGGATGATCATCGACCCGACGCTCAAGAAGGAGGCCGCGTGATCACGCTTCCGCTGGCTCAGCTCCGCAAGACACAGGAAAGCACGATGTGCCATGAGTGCACGATCGAAGCCTACACCGTGGGCGGAGACGGGACCGTCACCTATGGGCGTCCTGTCCGTGGCGTGAAATGCGGTTTCAAGGAGCTGAGCGGGAACGTGTCAGATGGCACCGTCTACGAAACGATACAGGCCGACGCGGAAATGCGCCTGCCTGTGGACGTCAGGATCGGGATGAAGGACCGGGTGACGCTGACAAAGTCCTTTGACAAAAAGGTCAGCCCGGTGCGCCGCTTTGAAGTCAGCCGCCTGCCGGACAGCTTCGGCCCGTCCGGTCAGGTGGTGGAGCTTACGGAGATCTACTCATGAGCGCGAACGTCGGTGTAACCGCCTTAAGCCATCAGCCCATCACGATGACGCTCGAAGGTCTGGAGCAGATCCAGGCGGACCTCGACTCGCTGGCCGATGACCTGAAAGACCGCACCTCCGTTGACATGGTCACGGAAGCCGGAAACCACATCGCCGAATGGATGAAAGAGAACGTCCGCAACACCTTCGAGAACCGGACCGGGGCGCTGGAAAACTCCATCTTCGCCACGGTCCTGCAGAACGAAGCGGGCGCCATGGCCTTCGTCGGGCCGAACACCTCCGTCATCCCCTACGCGATGATACAGGAGCTAGGCGGGGACATCTATCCGAAAAACGCAAAGTTCCTGCACTTCTGGTACAAGGGCAAGGAATACTTCAGAAAACACGTGTACATTCCCGCCCGTCCCTACATCGCCCCGGCTTTCGAGGACCATGAGGAGGACATCATCGACATCTACGATACCTACATCGCGGCGGCTATCGCGGAAGGATGCGCGGACCTATGACAAGCATTTACGACGCCATTGAAGCGGTCCTGAAGGCCGCGCTGCCTGCGGACTGCCGGATCTTTCCGGTGAACATGCCGCTGCAGCTGATGGACCAGCTGGCGCGGGAGACCGCGAAGCTGTGCACCTACCTGATCTTTCAGGACAGGATCCGTCAGACCGCGAGCGGAGCAACGCCGGTACATGACATCACGCTTGAGATCTCGGTCTACGGGACGCTCGCGGATGTGGACAGCATGGCCAACGACCTGACCACGCTGCTGGTCGGGCAGGAGGTCACCGCGCAGGGATGGCGCTTTTACCTGCGCCCGTCGCAGGCCGCCGGAAGGAGAGACGTATGGGACCCGAGGATCGCGGTCAAGCGGGAGTACATCCAGTTTCAGGGGCTCGTGATCGCCCCCGAAAGCTGAAACGAAGATACTGGGACGGCTGGCCGGTCTATGAGTGCCGGTGCGGCTTTGAAACCCTCGATGAACTGAAGTTCGTGAAACACATAAAACTTAAGGGGCACGGGCCCCGGGAGGAATAACATGTACAACACCAACATGGGCACCAAGCTGCAGCTGGGATCGGATGGGGATAACCCAACTTTCACCGACATCCCGCGCCTGCGCAACGTTCCGGGCCTCGCCCTTGAGGCTCAGAAGATCGAAGTCACGCACAACCAGAGCAAGAGCCGGGAATATATCCCCGACTGCCTGCCGGATCCGGGTGACTACAGCTTTGACATGGAGACCGACCGCTCCGACGCCGTCCATCAGACGCTGTTCACAATGCGCGGCACAACCGCAGTCCGTCCTTTCCGGCTGATCTACCCGGACGGGCTGGCATGGCAGTTCTCCGCATCCGTCATGAGCATCACCCGCGCCGACTACGACGCGCAGAGCCCTGACGTGATCATCGACACCGTGGCGCTCTCCATCAACGGGGACATAGAAGACATCTCCGATAACCTGCTGAGCTGAGGAGGCACATGGGTAAGTATCTGACCGCAGACGACATCCTGCACGCCGACGACTTCGTCTTTGCCGACGTTGACTGTCCCGAATGGGGCGGCACGGTCCACATCCGAAGCCTGAGCGGAGGACAGCGGGTCACGCTGAAGAAGGCGCTTGACGCCGGAAACAGTGACATCGACGAAATGCTCTGCGTCATGTGCATCGTCGACGAAGACGGGAACCGCATCTTTGACAGGAAGCAGATCGGGGAGCTAAGCCGGAAAAACACCAAGGCCATCAGCCGGGTGGCCATCCGTGCGCTTGAGATCTCCGGCATGCGCAACCCCGACAAGGCTGTCGCGGACGCGGAAAAAAACTCAGACGCAACCCGGAGCGAAGGTTCGTCCTTCGATTAGCCCTCGCCCTGGGATACGCGAACCCCGACGCCATGCTGAGGGAGATGAGCTGCCAGCAGATGGACGAATGGATCGCGTTTTATCGACTTGAGCCGTGGGGTCTGGCGGTACTGGACATCCTGACCGCCAGCCTGAAGGCCCTGATCATCAACATCAACACGCCCAAGAACAAGCAGAAGCTCAAGGACGTCAAGAAGCTCCTGCTCTGGCCCGAGAAGGTCAAGCGTGTGGACGCGGAACTGAACCCGCAGGACGGAATGGAGTGACATGTCAGCGACAGCAGTAGCCGGAACCATCAGCGGACTTAATGTCAAGATCGGTGCGGACCTGACCGACCTGAAGAAGGAGGTCAGCACCGTCGGCACCACCATCGAGGACAGCCTCGGTGGTGAGAACCAGCAGCCGGTCAAGGACCTGTCCGAGAACTTCAACACGGCGGCAACGAAAGCCGCCGCGACCGCTGTTTCCGTCGCTGTCGTTGCCGCCGGTCTTGTGAAGGTCGGGAAGACCATCCTCGGATGGACCAAAGGCATCGTGGAGGATGCCATCGCCACGAGCCCGGAGACCAAAGCCAACGTGGAGGCGGTCAGTACCGCCTTTGAGAGTCTTAAGGTGTCTCTCGGGGAGACACTTCTGCCGCTGATCAACCAATATGCGCCCGTCATCACGAACCTGATGAACAACCTCGCAACATGGATAAGGGAGAACCCGAAAGCCGCGAAGAACCTGCTTCTGGTAGCCGGTGCCATCGGCGCCCTAGCCGCTGCCGCCGGTGTGGCGCTCCCGATCATGACGATGTTTCAGGTCACGATGATCTCCATATCCGCGTCCACGCTGGGCGTCGCTGGGATCATCGTCGGGCTGATCGCGGTCCTTGCCATCCTCAGCGGAAGCCTCGGGGAGATCGAAGCCGAAGCCGCCGCTACTGCGGAACACATCGCTGAACTGCAGCCGGATGAGCAGATCGTCGAGAACCGTGCGACCGGGCTATTTGAGGTGGTCGAGTACGAGTATGAGCTCGTGCCGGTCTGGAACGAAGAAGCCGGTGACTATGTGGAGACGCTCGCACGATGGGACCCGAACAAGGTCGACATCGGTTTCGGGCAATGGACAACACAGGAGGAAGACCTCGCGGCCGCCAGCGCATCCGCGAGCGCAGCGCTTGAGGAACAGCAGGGGGTCATAGACTCTCTGGCTGAGTCCGTCGGTGTGGACCCTGTAGCTGACATGTCCGAGTCGCTGGATGATACAACCACAGCGGCAGGCGAAGCGCAGGGCGTCCTCGAGCAGATGCAGCAGACCATCGACACCATGAACGCCTCCGCAGCAGTCATGTCCACCGATGACATGGCGACTTCGATGGAAACGGTCAGCTCCCTGCTCGAGTCGGAAGCCTTCCAGCAGTTCGCGTCCCAGCCTATCGACCCGTCGGTCGGGGAGAGCTGGGAAGCCTTCGGGACGTCGGTCAACACGGCGGCAACCGGCTTTGGCTCGATGACCGAAGCCGTCGCGGAAGAGTCTCCGCTGAGCGTCGGGCTTGCCGCGATGAAGACGAAGATCGACGACCTGAAGAGCTCCGCGACGACCCTCGGGGACTACCTCTCCGGCGGTCTGGTGTACGCCATTGACGCCCTCATGCGGCACGTCTGCATGACGGACGTCAACGCGGAGGGAGAGATCGACGCGAGCGGCGGGAACACTCTCTACACCGGGTGGGGCTGGATCCATGTCCTCTTTCAGGACATCTATAACGACTCCGTGCTGATCGCGGAATACTGGAACGGCTCCTTCATCGACGCGGCTGAGAACCTCCGCAGCTGCGGAGCCACCAGCACGGTGATGGGTATGGCGCACGCCGCTTCAGATGCCACGCTGACCTACAACGCCCTGACCGCCGCCATCTACGGCCTGATCGACGCCCTGCTTGAGCTGAGACGTGTCCGTGGCGGCGGAAGCAAGGGAGCCGGAACCGGCGTCAACGGTGTCGGGACGCGGGAAGACCTGTTCAAAGCCGGCGGCGGTCCGGTCCATGCCGGTGCCGCTTATGTTGTCGGTGAGTACGAGCCGGAGATCTTCGTGCCGGATGTTGACGGCACGATCGTCCCGATGCACGACGTGACAGGGCGGGGCATGGCTCCGGTGACCGTCAACTTCAACGGTGACGTCATCGGTGACGAGAGATCCATCTACTCACTTGTCCACAGGGCCGTCAAGGCCGGAATTCGGGAGGAAGTCAATGCCGCAGTTTGATCGTCCCTACCCCCTTTTGAGCTACATCACAGCGGCAGGCGACGAAGTCATCCTGTCCTGCCCCGCCTATAAGAAGTGGTGGGAGTGCTACGGGCGTCAGGGCTTTGCCGCCCCGCCTGTGAAACACGTCACGCGGGAATATGCCGACGGTGCCACGGACACGCTGGCCGTCATCATGGAACCGCGACCGCTGATGATCCAGATGGTCATCAACGGAGAGTCGAGCGTCGAGCGGGATGAGATCCTCTTCGACATGGCGTCCCGTCTGATCCAGCTCGGGAGCCGGAAGGACTGGGGAAAGCTCAAGGTCAAGCGGTCCGACGGGAAAACCGTCTATATCGACTGCGTCTACACCGGCGGGCTTGACCAGATCGCCGACAGCCTGCCGAACGCGGAACAGTTCTTTCTGAGCTTTTATGCCGGAAACGGCTACTTCTACGACGTCAACGAGACGCTGCTCAGCACGTCGCCGCTGTCGGGGCTGATCTACCTTTCGGATGACCTTTACCTCGGAGATGACATCTTCCTGACGGACGGGGTGACCTCCATCGACATCGACAACCGGGGCGAGATGTTCTATCCGGTCGTCGACATTTTCGGGCCCGCCTCCGTGATCCGTGTCACCAACCACGCCACCGGCAAGGTGCTCGCGGTAAACAGCGACTTCGCCCTGCTTGCCAACCAGCGCCTAACCTTCAACTGTCAGGAACATGAGCGGGGCATCACGCTGATGGCCGCAGACGGCACGATCACCGACGTCACCGAAAAGCTCCTGCTCGGGTCGACGCTTGTCTGGGAGATCGTGAAGGGAGAGAACCCCATCACGTTCTACTACACGAACTCTTCGAGCGACACGTTCAGCCGCATCCGCTACAGACAGAGGTATTTTTCCGCATGAGCATGCTATACGAATTTTACCTGCTGACCGACGAAGGCAAGCGCGGGAGCCTGATCAACGGCATCGTGTCGCTATCGGTGACCTTCCGCTTCAACGAGCCCGCCCGCTGGACCATCAACGGCTCCGGGCTCGAAGAGTGCCCGCTGGCTGACGGTGTGTCGCTTGTGGTCTTCCGCAAAAGCTCCCCGCTGTTCTGCGGATACGCGGAGAAAAAGGTAACGGAGTACGATGCAAAAACACGCATCTACGACTGGCAGGTGACCGGGCAGAGCTTCCTCGGAAAGCTGGCCGGACGTCTTGTCTTTCCCGATCCGACGGACGCAACGCCTGACCCCGACGCATCTTACACCGCGACGGGGACGCTCAGCAAGCTGATGCTCGACATGATCGAGGACAACGCGGGCGCGGATGCTCTGAGCGCACGGAAGCTGTCAGGGCTCGTGATCCCTGTACAGACACCAACCGGCGAAAGCCTGACCGTGGAGAGCAAGCTCGACGCCCTGCTCAAGTTTGTACAGGATGAGCTGAAGGACACCGACATCCAGATCCGGGAGACCTGGGATCTGGGCACCGGGACGTGGGCCGTCATGATCGGTGACCCGGCGGATGTCTCCGATAAAGTCATTTTTTCCGTGGACAACGGGAGCATCTCCAAGTGGGAGCGGACCGTCAGCGAGCCCAAGGCCAACTGGCTTCTGGTGACCGGCGGACCCGACGCCAACGATGACACGATGAGCTGCATCGTCTATGACGCGGGAAGCATCTCGAAGTGGGGACGCATCGAGGGCGTGGTCTCGCGGACGGACATCAAGCGGAATGAGGACACGTCAGAGAGCTGGGCAAGCGTCGCGGACCGTCTGGAAAATGCCGCCTATGAAGAGCTCGAAAAAGCCTCCGCGCAGTTCGGGTACAAGCTGACGGTGACGGAGATCAACCGCAACGTCTTCCCCGATGACTATGACATCGGCTCCGTTGTGGCGGTGCGGATCGGGGCGGATGAGTTCACGGCGAAGGTGGAAGAAATAAGAATCGAATACTCCGGAGGGGTGGAGACCATCACGCCCTCCGTCGGAACCATGCAGCGGGGAGAGCTCCAGACCGTTTTCGCGGAGCTGGGGACGCTCAAGGAACAGATCAAAGTGCTGCAGAAGTAGGGGGAACCATGGCAACATCTGTGAATTTTGACACGGCAGGCTTTTTCAACTCGATCCTGCCGCTGAACCAGACCAACTGGGCGGCATACTTCGGGCCGTCCATCCCGGACGGCGTGCTCGCAGGGATCACCGACGAGCTGGAGGTCTACGCCAACAGCTCCGGCATGGAAGTCCATGTGAAGGCCGGGGAGTGCCGCGCACGGTCCCATCAGGGGATCCTCAGCGCCGCGTCGGATCTGGACATCGCCGCATCCGACCTGACTTATGACCGCATCGATCTTGTGGTCGTTCGTGTGACCTACGGAGACCCGTCGAGCATGGTGATCACCACGAAGACCGGCACGCCTGCCGCGACTCCTGTCTGCCCGCTACCGACGCAGACAGCCGGGGACACCTGGGAGATCCCGCTGGCGCAGGTCAGCGTCTCCGCAGGAGCGGTCACCATCGCCGCGAGTGACGTGACGGACCGGCGCTTCACCTACCATATGGCCGGAGCCGCCGCTATCGACTTCTCGGGGACGTCCATCGTGGCCGCGAATGACTGGGAGTACCGCAATGACACCGCCATCGACAGCCTGACCATCGAC